CTGGACTAATGCAGGTTGGAATAACGAAACCCTGCCCGAAACTGGTCCTCTTCACTACACTATGCGTGGTGAATCTCTGGAGAATAATGCACCTAAACTCTACAAGGATTTGAATGAGTTTCTGACTGCTGCTGACGACAACTACGGCGCAGAATATACTTATCACTTCGTTGGTGGTGAGTGGACTTGCCACGATGTTCGCTCTAATCCTTACACTTCAAACAATGTAATGCAGGTTGCTATTCCTGCTGGTGGACTGACTGATTAGTCCATTCTATGCTATAATACCAAACGTTGCTGAGGTTTTCCCATGGATCTTTCTGAGTTGATTGAAGAGTTTCGTGAGTCTGAAATCTATAATACAGACCCCCAAGATTGGATGGGATACCTTAAAGAAGATGACTACTGGGTGCCAGATACCGAACTGGTCTACTGACCCCACCAGAGACGCCCAGGGGCGTCTATAATACCTTCATACGCAAGCAACCGATGCCCACCACCTTCGCTGACTACGCTGCCCAGCAAGACGCTAGGAACACCATTCAACTGAATGTCCGCAAGTGGACTCTGATGCTGTGTGATGCCCTGGTGGACAACTTCAAGTCCCGCAACCATGGCAAGGTTGGTGGTTACGATGCTCCTACCTACAAGTTCTACATTGAAGAAGGTCGTAAGTATCACAAAATCATTATGGATGCTCACGGTTCCTGCTCTGTCCATGCTTTCGTAGATAAGAAGACTGGTGAGGTTTATAAGTCTGCATCATACAAAGCACCTGCTAAAGGTGTTCGTTATGACCTGCGAATCATTGAGCAGCGTGAGTGGTTGCTGCAACATGCTGACTGGGCTGGTGGTTATCTCTACGCACGATGATATACTTTATCATCATTATTGCTAGTGTTGTATGGGCAGCACTAGCACTCTTTTCACCCTGGTTCAATCATCTCAACAAGGACAATGATCTTGACTAAAGAACAACTGATTGAGGCACTCTTCAATGAGTATGTGTGGTTATGTCATGATGATTATGATCCTGATGTGGATATTGCCCCAGAGGATTATCTCACCATGTTAAAGGATATGACCTATGATGAGTTAGTTGAGGAGACTTGCACCGACGAGACTTATCATCTGAGTGAGTTTATGGAGGCGTGGGGTTGACGAGTAGAGATAAACTTATCTTTGTTTCAAGTTTCATCTGGTTTCTTCATTGGGGTCAATGTCTTACATCTGTCATTCTGGATACGGTTATTCTAAGAAACTCTGTGAGGATGTTACCTCTTGGTTTCTGAATAAGTATTTCCCACGCCATAAGATCACGTTGGACATTGTACATCGTGGTCTGAATCGTGAGCAGGTTTATGGGTATTGTGACGTTGCTGGTGAATACCAGCGCCCACGGCACTTTCTGATTGAAATGAATACCCATATGGACAAGGAGTTGTATATAAAAACTCTTTTGCATGAATTGACCCACATGAAGCAGTGGGTTGATGGTGTGCTGCGCTCCCGTTACGGAAAATTGTGTTATTCTAAAGAACCCGTGGATAATTACGAATATTGGTATATGCCACACGAAGTAGAAGCACGATATATGGAAGAAGAATTGTATCACGAATATCTGGTGGAAAATAACATGATGACGGTAGATGAGGTTTGCAAATCATTTCCCAATCGTCTCATGTCTGTGCTATAATAGGTAAATCAAATGACGGAATCCATGCAAATCAACAAAGTCCACAACCTAAATTGTGTCGAAGGTATGAATCAGATGGATGCTGATTCTGTGGATTTGTGTGTCACTTCACCTCCCTATGATGACCTCCGCACTTACAACGACAGCAGTAAGTGGGATTTCAATGTGTTCAAGGATGTTGCAAAAGCACTAGCACGGGTTATCAAACCTGGTGGTGTGATTATGTGGAATGTCGGAGATGCTACCATCAATGGTGGAGAAACTGGTAGTAGTTTCCGTCAGGCACTATATTTCATGGATGAATGTGGGATGCGTTTGCATGACACAATGATATATGAAAAGACTGGCATTGCATTTGCTGCTGGTGCAAAGTCTGTGCGTTATTCTCAAGCATTTGAGTATTGTTTTATTCTGTCCAAGGGCAAACCTAACACGGTGAATATCATCATGGACAAACCAAATGCATGGGCAGGACATAAGTCTTGGGGTAATGCTCGCGCCCGTAAGAAGGATGGTAGTCTGGAGATTACTGAGGAAAAGACTAAGGAAATCAAGGAGTTTGGTGCTCGCACTAACATCTGGAAGGTGAAGAATAGTGGTGGGTTTGGTCAATCCAACAAGAAAGCATATGAGCACCCAGCTACAATGCCTGAGCAACTTGCATACGACCATATCATCTCCTGGACTAATCCTGGAGACCTTGTGTTAGATCCCTTTATGGGCAGTGGCACTACTGCAAGGCAGGCAATCAAGGCAGACAGAAACTATATTGGGTTTGAGATTGACCCAACCTATTATTCTCTGTGTCAGGAGATTACGCCTCAGAATACAATTATGAGTGCTCTGGGGTGACAGTTGGAGAAGTGGCACAGACCCCCTTGTAAGGCGCTCTGGATGCCCTATACTAAGGACATCAACGCAAGACACCCAATGCGCCTTCAAACCTCCGCTACCACCGTTGACTTCTATCCCGTCGGCACTGGTAAGCGTTTCGTTAAGCGTGTCATCTGGCACAAGGGTGAAGAGACTGAGATGACTTCTTTCACCACCCGTGTTAAGTCTGACGCTCTCTACGACATTCGTCAGTATATTGCTAACGGTGCTGAGGTTATTGACTTCAACCTGGAAGAGTATCAGGGTAAGGATTACTCTCCTGTCTACTGCTGATTCTGCAAAACCCGCATTAAAACCTCCGCTTTTCCTACAATGCCTAACTTCACTGGTGTTTTCCTGACCGTTGAGAAGTACGGTTGTGTTTATACTATCTGCACTGAGGGTGAGTTGTTCTATGCTCCCATTATGTCTGATGGTAGTGTGAATATGAATGAGTTTGATTGGGTTGACTTTGATGTTGCCGAAGCAGACTATGATGAATTGGAGTCTATTCAGGGTGCATTGATTGACATGATGCAACGTGCTGGTTTGTATTTCCAGCAACCTGTGCCAGTCTAAGAAGTGGCACACAAGGGCATCTGGGAGCGCCTGGATGCCCTATACTAAGGACATCAACGCAAGAGACCAATGGCACTCATCAGCGACGACACTCAAACCATTCAACTCCGCCGCACCATTCTCAACAGCATTGAAGAGATGGACATTGAGATGCTCAAACGCATTGCCTATGAGTGCCGTTGTGAAGAAATGGGCATCTATCCCGACAGCACCTATCTGAACTTCTGAAGAATGACTAAGGCACAAATGCTCAGGGTGATTGCAACCACTGCCCAGGCACATGTTCTCACCCGCGAAGAAAAGTTCCAAGTCTTTGTTAATGTGTGTGATAACATGTTGACAGAAGGACGTATCACCAAACAACAACACTCCCGCTGGACCAATGTTTTCTAAAGAGGATCATGAGTTTGTTGACTTTCTTTTCAGCAAACTGGTCAAGCATGTTGATACTGATATGCTTGACCTTCACGACTCTGATAGTTGTGACGACCATTTAATGTTTGCTCAGTTGGAGTTATTCTAATGCAATTCCAAGTCACTGAGATAGAGTTTGACCTTGATTGTGATGCTGCTGAGGAAGAACTAACAGAGCAAGAGCGTGTTGATTTGTATGATGATTACATTGGCACATTCTGGGAGGCAGATGATGGTGACGACCTTGTAGAAGAGATTACTTCTGCCGCAGGTTGGTGCATCAATTCCATTGACTATCGTATTATCCTGAACTGAAATGTACATCCCTCAAACTGACTGGAATCGCGGCACTTACCGTGAGTTGAAAGCACTCTTGAATGAGTTGCCTGAGCATTACCTGGACCAGACTGCAACGGTTATGCTATCAGATAGTGACGAATATACTGACATTCGCTCTATCGGTTGGACAGGTCCTGCCTGTGATGTGCTAGACTCTGACCACATGTTCTTCTCCATCAACGCCTGAAACTGATGCAAAACACTCATCTTGAGCACCCCGAAGATTCTATCCTGACTGGTGATATGTCAGTGTTAGATTGGTTTGTTACCGAAGGTAAGTTGAGTCTGAAGATTGATGGTGCTCCTGCTATTGTCTGGGGACGCAATCCTGCGACTGGTAACTTCTTTGTGGGCACGAAGAGTGTATTCAACAAGGTAAAGATTAAGATTAACGAATCGCACGAAGATATTGATAAGAATCACAGTGGTCCTGTAGCAGAGATTCTTCACCTTTGCTATGACTATCTGCCACGCTCTCCATGGATTTTGCAGGGCGACTTTATCGGTGTTGGTGGTAGTGAAGAGTATCAACCTAACACGATTACCTATGTCTTTCCCAGTGTGATTAGGGAGACTATCATTGTTGCACCTCACACCTATTATGATGCTGAGGATGATCTTCGCAATGCAGTGAGTCGCCCATTGGACTTCACTCTGACTGATACTCATCACTGTAAGTTTATCAAACCTGATGCATGGATTGCCTATGGTGCTGATTCATTTGCAGATGTAAAGGAAGTTGCATTGTTTGCACGGCAGATGTCAACAACCTGTGAGTTCGTGAGTGATAAGAAAGCACGGGAAATGAAGCAGGTATTTAACAGTTTCATCAAAAGCGGTGCCGAGTTGGATGAGGAGGCACTGACGCTCGCCTGCGACTGCGACCGCAACCTAATTCGATTGTGGAAACTTGTCAAGTCGATTAAGGAGGACTGTTTGAGTATTTGTCGCAATAATGGACCTGCTGCGTATGTAGGATACGACCGAATTGATGCTGAGGGTTATGTTTATGCCA